CGGCCATCAGTATATATTCGTTTCTTTTCGGTTGTTCTCCAGAACAGAGCCACAACCTTCCGCCACGAATCCGCCATCTCTAAGTTTCTTTTTAACAGGTCTTTTTCGGCTATCAGGAGATGTGATTAAACCGCCAGTCGCCGCGCTCTTAGTAGAGTTTCCCCAGTTTGACGCGCCCACCTTTCGGCACTTTGCGATTGCTCCCGAGGCGTATGCGCTTGGGAACACTTTGTACCGACCTTTGACTTTTTTGTAACATGCGTCTTTTGCCATTATTATTCTCCGAGGGTGGCGTGTTTATCTGGGTGGACATTTGAGTTCGGCCTATGCTCAACGTTCATACTCCTTATCACAAAGTCTTTCCACAACGCTTCCGTTTGATGAGCAACAACCGAAACTTCAGCGCGTATAGACACAACTTGAGTACCAAGCCACCCACAGTACCCGAGGGCTATAACTGCTAACAACTCTGATAAACGCGCCTTGCTCATATCACCACGCCCTACACGACCAATATCTCGCCGTTAGTTTATCCAACTTGCCCTCGTCGCATCCATGTCTTGCCCTAAATGACTTGCGCCGTTTAGGGTCTGACTTTTTAATGGTCATGTTGGCATCGCCAAACCGGACGATCTTTTCTTTGCCCTTGTCACACGCTTTAACGACCGACTTCTTGCCGCCTTGAATGTCTCGTCTAGGCTTGTTGCAAGCCATTTTGGACTTATCAATCTTACCCATAACAAAACCTCATCTAGGCGTGAAACGCAGTAACCATTTTTGCCCCAGAAACATTGAACTGAATCATCAGATTATTTTTAAACAGAACACCTTCTTCTGGAATATAAACATCGTCTGCTGCGTTAGCAACGCCGCTGGTTCTTGTGACAAACACTGCCTCGGCACCATCGTCTGCGGGGGCTGTCCCGTTGATAAACTCTATCCTTGTGGAAGCCGCGTTGGAAATAGTGGTAAACGCCTTCAGCCTAGTCCTTCCTGTAAGTAATGAACTCGTGGCTAAGTCCGTTATTCCCACAGAAACGTTGGCGGCATACTGGGCGCTACACGTTGCAGACACAATTTTTTTAAAGAACCTAACCCCATCAACAGTTGCCGCAGAACCCGTAGAAGTTATGATGTCTGTTATAGTCTTGTTATTCAAATCCAGTCCAACGATAGTTACCGTTTTGTTATTATCACCTGTCCCCGTAGTGGTGACAGATAATCTACGGGCCGTGTCGGCATTGACTGAGGGGAAGAAGGTATTAGCTAATGTGAACGCACCAGTTGGCCTTGCTGCCGCCGCGATAAACGTGGTGGAGGCAGGATCAAATACCCCAGATACAATGCTGCCCTCTACCGTTGTAGCGGTAATGTCTGAGCCTGCCATAACAGAACCCTCCTATATGTTATTAGATAGCGGTTGCGTCTTGCAAATTATTGGCCTGCAAATAAGTTAACGTCACAGTAATTTGACCCGCAGTAGCAGTCGCTCCCGCAGATATAAGTGTTGCTGTGATCTGGTTGTCACCACTAAAACGATCTGCTGTATCCAAACCCCCAGCGGCCAAAGTTTTAGTTTCCGCAACTGCTTTAACATTGGTATTTGCAATAAAAAACTGAGTAGTCTTGCCAATCATGCCCACAGAAAGAGTCGCTGCGCCACCCGCGTTACTAGCTATAGCCACTCTTAGTGTGACACCGAGTAGCTGTGAATTATCTGGCATGACGCCGACATTGTAAGTAGTTGTTCCAGCAGCGACTGCTGCGTCAATCATAATAGATTGAGACATCACAACTTGGCCCGTGTTCTTTACGTTTTCGCCTACAGTAGTGCCTGTTGTATTCTTGATTGTGCCAGCCTTGATAGGGCCTGAAAAAGTAGTCGTACCCATGTTGTTCTCCTGTCGGGGTTAAGTCAGCCACGAAATGTGGCTGTCAGGGATACTAGCACAATACAACAGGTCTGGACAAAAAGAAAGGGGCCACCGAAATAGCCCCTTCCAAACTGACACCGACGAGTGCGTAGAATCCACTAGTACCCGCCATTAGCCGTTATTAGTTAGGCCCCGGGGTTTCCAAAGACGCAACGTGGGTCTGAGAATCCGAAGCTGTAACGCTCACGGGCTTTAAACCGCATGTTACCAGTGTCGAAGTCTGCTTCCATGTTGGTCGAAAGAGCGGTCCGTTCAAAGTGAACAAATCCACGAGGCGCATCAGTCTTGATGAAAAACGCATCAGGGTCTGTGAAGAAGTCATTCACAGTATAGCCTTCAGGCAACATGCCCATAGACTTGATTGCGTTTGTGTCGTTGTCTGCTGTTCCAACACGCAGGTTGGAAACCATCAGACGCTCTGCAACAAATTGCAGTTGACGTGGAATCATCAACTTCATGCCGCGAAGTGCGACTTTCAGACCACGTTCGTCAACAAAACCAGCAATCTGAATCAGAGCGTCTTCCAAGGAAGTTTCGTTCAAATCCGCAGCAACTGTTGGTGTGTTGGCAAAAGTGCCACCGTTCGTCAGCGGGTGCGTAGTTGCACAGAGAGCAACACCATCACCACCAGCGGAAGCGCCAGCAGCAAATGCGTTGTTGAGAACCTGTGCAGCTTTAACCTGCTTAGAATGAGCCATTGAACGAGCGAGGGCGCGTGTGTAGCGACTGCCAAGGCGGTCGTACAGATTGTCCTCTATTGCTTCCTCAGTGATTGAGAATGCAAGCGCAAGGGTCTCATGGTTGTAACGAGCAGTGTATGCTTCGTTTGCGTCATCGAAATTAACAGCCGCACCTTCAGACTTTGTAGGTGCTGCGCCAAAACCGGATAGCATAACTTCTTCCTCAAACGCTCTATCTGAGGATTCGGTTGTGTAGATTTCCGAATGTTGGTTTTCGTAACGGTCGTATTCCATTCCAAACAATGCGTTTAGGCCGGGTTCTAGCTCTTTAGCCAGTTGTGCGCGTGAAATAGCCATGGGTCAGACCTCCTTTATACGCCGAGAGACGAAGGAGTACCCGCTGCAATACCACCATTGGCGGAATTAAAGCTTGTATTCAAACGTACTATTAGTGGGATACCAGCGACTGTGAAGTCTGAGTTATCAGGGTCATCTTGGACGCCAATAACACGAAGCTGAAGAGTAGCAGTGTTAGCAGAAGTATTCAAATCTGCACTTGCAGAAGCGATTCCTGTTGTATCATTGCCTGATGTGGCTGTTGCCATCCCGATGTTTTTAAAGACCATCGCCCGAACTTCCGCCTCAGTGTTTGCTGCTGCAACTACATTAGATGTCGCAATAGTAAACGTCTGCATTGGATTGTCGTATACGAACGCCGTGATAGGGAAGGTTGCATCTGCACCAGCCGCTGTACCTTGCCAGCTAGTCGAGAAGATTTTCTTACCATCTGATAGGCGGACAAACTCGCACCCCCAGAAAACACCCAAGAAAGCAACGTTACCACCAGCCGCAGCTTGCGCTACAGAGATAGTTCCACCCGCGATAGGTATAACAGGAGAACCCTGATACATTTTAGTATTGTTGTTAGACGCAATGCGGTACTGAGTTGCCCCAGTAGTGTTCGCACCTTGTCCGACGATTCCGATTGGGCGTAGCCCAAACGATCCGTTAGAATTGGCCATAATAGCACCTCAAAGTTATTCGGAGTCTCGTCTTGATCCCCCGAAGGATACACGACTTTGCCGATTATTAGAAATCGGCATTGAAGGATGTTGTTCCTTCATCAAATCCTGATCAACTGCTGCCATTTGTTCGCGGGTCCGGTTCCCGTAATACGCGGATCGTTCTTGGGCGGTCTCTACAGGTATACGACACAGCATCAATCCACCTTGTCCGATGACACCCTCAAATCGACCTTCGTCAATCGTAGCGGTCTCATAATCAGGGTACTCGTCCTTACGAACAGGTTCCCATCCTTCGCGCAGCTTGGTGTTGACATTCATCTTGTCCTCTTCACCACGCATTGCGGTTCGGACCCAACGATGCACATAACCCGCAGGGGGCTCTGGCGCATCAAGGCGACTGGGCGGTGCCCATGGTTTACGGCGCGTTTCTGTATCGCGGGTTGCGTTCTCACGCGGTTTTCTATCAGCCATTATATCAATCCTTCACAAATTTTGCATATTCTTCAAGCGGTACGTTTAAGCGTTTCGCCATCGCAATCTGTGACGGTGA